AAGCCGCCAAGCGCGACCGAATATTCTACTTGATTACGGTTGCGATTGCCTGCGCCGTGGCGGCGGTCGGAAGCGGGGGTGTGCTCTGGGTCGCAGCGTGGCTTGCAGATGAGGTGCGAGAATGTGGCTATTACTTTGGTTTCAGCTCACGTCTCAAGTTATTCACTTTGAAGTGGGTCAATATGGCAGTGAGAAAGAGTGCTTCGACGAACTGAGCCGTGCGTCGGTTTTAATAACGAAGAACAATGAATATCTGCAATGTTTTAAGATAGCAGGAGTAGCGAAATGACAGGGATACTTGGAAAGATATTTGGCTCTGGTGACGTGATTAAGTCAGGTATTGATTTGATCGACAGCTTTCACACGTCCACCGAGGAAGAGATTGCCGCCAAGACGAAGGCCAAGGTCGACATTATGAACGCCTATGCGCCGTTCAAGCTGGCTCAACGCATAATAGCGTTCTCTTTCACATTCACCTATCTGTCATGCTTTGCAATGGTTCTGGCTTTCACGCTCATGGATCGTGTTGCTGACGCCGACAAAGTGCAGCGTGTGCTTGAGGATTTTCAGATCGGCTGGGCCATGATCGTGATCTTGGGCTTCTACTTTGGTGCTGGCGCGGCTGAAGGCTTTATGGATAAAAAGAAGGCGAAATGATGGAGAACGTCAAGCTACCTCTGGCCCTCGTGGCTGCAATGGCCGTCCAGTTAGCGGCTGGCGTGTGGTGGGTAAGCCAGCAAGCCGCAACCATTGCCAGCCTAGAAGAAACGGTCAGCCAGATAGGCTCTCGCATGGCTATCGAGGACAACATAAATCTCAAGCGTGATGTCCAAGACAATACGATGGAGATTGAATACGCTTTTGAGGAAGTGGACGATCTTTGGGGTGAGATTGCTGGGATGACAATGGCCATTGCAGAGATAAACAAAATCAAACAGCGGGTGGCTGTCATTGAGAACGATTTGAAGTATATTGGCCGCGATCACATGGACATGAAGGGTTCAAAATAATGTATAAATTATCACAACGCAGTTTAGATCGCATGGAGGGCGTCGATGATAGGTTGGTGGCAGTGGTTAAACATGCAATCACGTCAACCAAGACCGACTTTGGCGTTATCCAAGGGCTTCGCACGATTGAGATGCAGAAGGCGTTGGTCGCCAAGGGCGCGTCACAGACAATGAAATCCAAGCATCTTGATGGCCTTGCAGTTGACTTGATGGCCTACGTTGAAGGCCGGGGATCATGGGAGCTGAACCTATATGATGACTTGGCCGACGCAATGGCTGAGGGTGCAAACGCTGTTGGCTGCAAGATACGCTGGGGAGCTGCATGGCACATTGACAGCATTGGCCAGTATAAAGGCTCAATGGAAGAGGCCATGAATGAATACATTGACTTGCGTCGGTCACAAGGCCGTCGGCCCTTCATCGACGGTCCGCATTTTGAGCTTCTGACCTAGTTTAAAAAAGTCAGGTAAATGGCCAAGCAAGATCAAAAGGCCAGTGCGGCAGTAGGTAGGGCGGGAGAGCATTTAGCTTTGTCCCGCCTATCTCTGGCTGGCTATTCTTGCACTTTGTGCCAGATCAAAGATCACGATGCGTATATACAGACGGATACACGCACTCTGACATTGCAAGTTAAGACGGCCAGCAAGACGCATAAGACTAGCAGAAGTTACGCATTCCACACGCCCAAAAAGAATGTCGATGTGTCAGACGTGTTTGCATTTGTATCCATTGATTTGGGCGCTGTGATCTTCCGCCGGGGTGATGAGCTGACTTCTGTGACAACATACATTTCGCCAGAAGAATTTATAGATGAAAAGCAATCAATGCAAAAAACATTCGACAGCTTCAAATAACCGCTTGTGACCGAGTGCGGGTTTGATTACAAAGTTTGAGTGGGTGGCTATCATCGCAAGATAAAATCGACTTACCACGGGAATGGTTAGGTTGTTTATAGCCTCGGATGACGTTGCTACCAAAAGCGCCAAACTTTTACAATATCAACGGCCACCCACGCGACTTCAAAATATTATGCCAACCAGCGTCATCAAGCCAGCACCGCTGACGAAGCCGAAAACAGCTCCGACAAAGCCAGCGATGTGGATCTTGCGTTCTATCTCTTGGTCATCCATCACTCACCTCCCTCAAACTTATTCGACAGCGGCTTGATCGGCTGCTTGCTAAACACCCAGCGCCACTGCGGCTTAGTGTAGCCAGGAACCTTAACAAAGTCGCGCACTCGGTAGAGCTTGCCAGCCTCCGCCATGTTGTTGAGATAGCTTGAGGTGCGCGCAATGCTGTCACCGAGCATACCAGCGCCTTCAGAGGCCGTAATGCGCTGGTCATAACGCAACATGCGGAAAAGATTCTCACCCTGCTCTATGCCGTTCTGGCGGCGTCTCTCGGCCAACTCAACGGCACTTGGGTGCATGGTTGACTTGCGAACCTGCATAGACGGCAATGGTTCACGGTTGCCCAGCTTGTGCTGCAACTTCTCAAACTCAAGCAGGCAGTGGCCGTAAGTGATCTCATAGCGTTCATGCTTGTCAGTCACGCCCTCAAGGCTGGCCTTCAGTCTTGCTTCGGCAGATCGCTGATCGCGGACTTTAGCTTCTCGAGCAGCGCGCTTTGCTCTTGCAGCCTCTGCTGCAACGCTGGCCTCATGGCTGTCTTCGGTTCCGACAGCAGGATTGAGTTCACTCTTTCCAGCCGTTTTATATATTGCATTATTAGGTCCATATTCTCGCCTCTTTCTTTTGAGTGTAATGTTGAGTTTGCTGGTGATACGACCAACTGTTGAGGGGGTGACGCGCAGAAAGTCTGCGATTTCAATTTGTGACATATCCATCTCGGCGCATTTGATTACCTGATCGGTTAATTTCTCTGCGTTATTCATTCGTCTTCCTCCAACGGTTCAATCTTACCGTCACCATTGCAATTATCGCAAGTTTCAATCTCGCATCCAAAGTCGCCATGCCAGGTTGCGCTCTGGGCGACCCAGACTTCACGCTCAACGGTGCCTTCGCCGCTGCATTCGGGGCAGTTAATCAAATTATTCATATGAAGTGTCCACAAAGTCAGAGGCGTTCATGGCCCACAGAATAAAGTTGGGTTTGGTCAGGCCGACGCGGTTATAGACAGCAGCCTTGGCAATGCGTCCGGCGGTAAAATTGCGCTGAGCCGAGTTACCTGCGGTTTTGCTGTCAATGTTAAGGTATTCAGCAATCTCGGCGGTGGTGCAGTATTTCGTCTCACCAATGTAGGCAAAGACGGCCTTGTCGAGCTTCTGCGGCGACAATGGCTCTGGCTTTGGCTCGGGTAGCTCAATGACCTCTGCGGTGGTCTCAGGCTGCGGGAACTTAACGCCGTTTTCAATCTTGATCGCCATCCAAGGTGTAGAGCTGGCCTTGTCAGAATAATTAGGGATCAAGACGACATTGATGCTATCGCCAGCATTAACTGTGTGGCCCTCGATAACACCTGCTGGAATAAACACGCCCTCAGTGGTCTCTGGGTCATAAGCAAACGCAAAGCCGTGAAAGTGGACGTTGGTTACGATGATTGATTTAGTGTGCATAACAGATTTCCTTTGTTTAACTTTCTGTAACTCTTCATCACATATTATAACAATATGCGCAATAGCTATTTTTCGCTTGCACTAATATTTATTTAATATTAAGCAGGAGGGGCAAACATAGGAGGGTCCGATGGATCACAAGCAGTTAATAGGGTTTACCCAGGCCCAGAAGGAAGCCATCGCAGAAGCGGCGCGCCGATCTGGGCTATCTTTTACAGCATTCGTGCGCAGTTCCGCTGTAGCAAGGGCGGCTGATGCTGGCGTTGAAGTTACTCAGCCGCAGCCGGACTGATGGTCAACGGGCGCAACAAGGGCGCATCATTTGAGCGGGAAGTTGCCAACATGCTCCGCGATGAGCTGGGCATCGGTTTCAAGCGCGATCTGGAGCAATACCGTGCAGGCGCTCACGCTGACTTGATCCCAGATGATCCAGCATTCCCGTTTACCTTGGAGCTAAAGCGTTACAAGGACGGCCCAATTGGCGGCGCGCCTGCATGGTGGGAGCAAGTTAAAGTTGCCGCCGAGCGTGAGCAAAAGATGCCATGCCTGATTTACAAATACGACCGTAAGCCAATGCGATGTGTGATCCCGCTGGCTGCGTTGACTGATTGCGATCACGATTACACTGTAGAGGTCGATTTTGAGACCTTCTGCTATATTGCGAGGGAGGCAATGCAATGAAAGTAGAACTAAATAAATCAAATGATAACTTGGACCAAATTATAGAGTGCGCTACAAACGATAGGTTTTCTTTTGACGAGGTCAGTGATGAACCCGTTTTTGATGACATGCAGAAAGCTATGCAGAAAAATAATGATTATTATTACAAACGTGGAATATTAGATGCTTTAGATGAAGCTATATTAAAAATTGATATAGTGGACGGAAAACTACAGCTTCAAATTCTTCATATTTGTGGGAGTTCACCTAGCTCAGTTTACAAGACTTTGGACAATAAACATGTGTGGACTGACAGTGACACACAATGTCAATTAACACTTAGTTTTAAGGATGGCTATGTAAAATTCAACGCAGAGGGTGAAAGTGAGCAGGAGATTATGCAATGAAAGATCGTTATTTAATAGTTATTGCAAAGGATGCAAAAACAGTTGTGCAAATTGACGGGGCTTACTCAAGTAATCATCCGATGGCCCATTTAGAGGATCTTTCGCAATATTGGATTGAAGAAAACCAGCCAAATCACACCAAAAAACTACGTTCCTATATTTGCAAAATTATCGATACTTATCATGATCCCCGCTAACCAACTTACCAACGCGCAATATCACGCCACTGACGCGATCAGCTCATCTGACGTGAAGCTAGTCCATAGCAAGTCGCTGGCACACTGGAGAACCAAAGTTTACAAATCCAGCGTGGCATTCGACCTTGGCACTTGCACTCACTCAATGGTGCTAGAAGACGGCGCTGGAATGATACGCGGACCAGAAACCCGCCGAGGCAAAGCATGGTCAGAACTGCACGAACAGGCGCAGGCAGAAGGTAAAACCCTGTTGACTTGCGGCGACTATGATCTGGCGCAGGAGATGGCACATAGCGTGCTTTTCCATCCAGCAGGTCAGCGCATGGCAGGCCCAACAACGGTCAATGAGGCGAGCTTTTTCACTACAGACCCAGTGAGCGGATTGCAGCTCAAATGCAGGCCCGATAGCTACTGGGACGCAAAAGGCGTCATCTATGACCTAAAAACCTGTCAGGACGCCAGCCCACGCGGCGTGGCGAAAGACATGCACACATATAACTACGCCATACAAGCGGCGTTCTATATCTACTGCTTGAACCTGGCTGGCTATGAAGCCAACCAATTCGTCTTCGTGAATGTTGAAAAGGCAGCTCCATATGCTGTATCAACCAACATTCTATCACCCGAATATCTTGAATGGGGTACGCAGCAAATGCACCTGACCCTCGACAAGATTGCAAAAGCCAACCAAAGTCAAAAATGGGACACTGGTTGGTCAGACATCACAAACGTGATTGATCTGCCACGATGGCTGCAAGCCGACATTTAACTAGGAGAAAACACTATGGCTAAAACTGACTTCAAAAGCGTAATGATCCGCAACGTCGAGTTCAAATACCCTCGTCTCAACGCGACTTACCGCTTCAACACCTCGGAAAAGAAGTCCGAGGAATGCGCGCCAACAGCCTCCGGCGCTTCATACTCAATCGGATGGGAAATGAGCAAGGATGAAGCGAGCAAACTTCACGCCGAGCTAAAAGCCCACTATGAGACCTGCCAAACCAAATCACCATTCAGCAAGGTGTTTGGAATGAAAAAGCTGGACAACGGCAACTATGAGTTCCGCGCCAAGCGCAACGGTGTCAACGGTCAAGGCGCACTCAACGAAAAGCCTCGCGTTATCGACGGCTCAAAGCAACCGCTGGCCGATGTGGCTTTCTGGGGTGGCTCAAAGGGCAACCTGAAGGTCACAGCGTATCCCGTGACCGATCCAGACGGCAATGGTGGCATTTCGCTACTTATTGACACCGTGCAGGTCACTCACGCAGTCTACGGCGGCGGTGGCCTCGATGACTTTGACGAAGTGCCAACGACGATGGCTGGCGGCGTGGACGCATCTCTGGATGACTTTGGCCCAGCCGTTGCGCAAACAGCGTCACCAGCGCAGGAAATGGCCGATGCCTTGGGAGACGATGAAATCCCTTTTAATTGACCCAGCTTCTGTTATAGTCGCTGCGAGGCGATAAGGAGTTGGGCTATGAAAAAGTGTTTCAAGTGTGGGGCTGAA